GCACACCAATGTGAGCAACACCAAAGACAACACCAAGAACAATGGCGGTAGTCTTTACTGGAGATCTTTTAGTCTCTGGGGCATCGGTCTTTTTCATGGTTAGAATGGGAGAGCGGGTCCTGTCGTCTTAGGAAGGGACGCACCACCTGGGATTGCACCACCAGTTACGGATGGCAACTTAGGCATAGCACTTTGAATCATACCAGGAAGAGCACCAGCAACTGCCTCGGTTGCTGCTTTAGTTGCTGACTCCTTTGCCTGTTCGATAAGTGCATCTTTGTTTAGATACACATAAGCACCTGCACCTACAATGGCAGCAGATACACCGAACGAAGCGAGAGCAAGAAGGTTGATTAACTTTTGCATCTTAAACCTCTAGTTGATTTAATTTTTGTAGTTCTTCTTCTAGTTCTAAGAACGTAGAATAATATTCACATGGATATTCCATAGTAATTGGATTGTCATACATCATCATATCGGTGCGGCAATAACCACCACCAATTTCCATATGACCAATAATAAACATTGTTACTAAAAACATGGTTTTATACCGTTGGCATTACAGGGGGTTCACCACCCTTCTTTTCTTCTGGCGAAAGACCAGCAATCTTAATCGGGGCTTGTTCAATACGAATCGTTTGTGATGGCGCTGTCTGGGCTGCGGCAGCGATGAGTTTCTCAAGATCCGCTTTTGAGACAGAGCCAGGAGCAGTGCCCTTGAATGTACCATCGCCATTCTTCTTTGCTGTCTGGACGCCAAAGGTAGCGAGCACCCCTGTAAAAACAGACGCGATGAAAGTGGGATCAAGTTTCTGCTCTGGGATGCCAAGTGCGGGCGGCAACTTAATGTAAGCGAGGGTAAGAATGCCACCAGACCAGACGAGGATACCAAGACGAACGAAAGTACTAATGACTTCCAGTTGACCTTCGTTATCTTCAGCGGCAGCTTTAATCTTACCGAAGAAACCCTTCTTCTTTTCTGCCTGTACTACCTCCTCTTTAGGAGATTCTTTTTGTTCTTCGGCCATTGCATCTTACTTTAGGCCCATCTATTTATCTTTTTCAAACAATTTTATGAAGTATTCTGCATCAACAACTACTAAAGGTTTCTTATGATTCTTCTTCATTACTACAATAGGTTCATACTGACCACAGTTAGCCTTAGCTTGATCATATGCTTCCCATACATTTAGTTTCTCTACATTCTTACATTCAATACTATGAGGAAACTTCTCTCTGGCAGCACGTGCCATAATAAGATCCTCTCCACCAGCACCCATAGATCTAGATTCAATATCCTCTGGGTGAATCTCTAGTGCTTCAATTAATTTTTCTCTAACCCACTTCTGCAGATTTCTTCCTTTTGCTTTCGCACTCTGAGGTTTCATAGTATAGCTTTAAAACTAAGCTATATATTTCCCTTGAACCCTGGCAGAGTTATTCTACTGAGAATCTTATGGCTTGTCAATCATCATCAGTGAATAGATTGACGATACCTGTCCACATATGAAAGAAGAACACATACAAAAAGAACTTCCCTTCAGTGTCTCTACTCTTTTTAATTCTCCTGGTACTAGTCATGTTGTCTCCAGTCTTCAGATTTATCTTGTTTAAACCAATCTACAATGTCATCTGGACCGTTGAATGATGTTTTGTGATTGGCGGGATCGGGGTCTCCAAGGTCCAAGGCGTTCATGAAATCGTCCAAGCCACCCTCCACCATGTCTGGGTTGTTTGCACGTCTTCTAGCGCGTCTGAGCATCTCTCCAGCGGTCCTATGAGACTTGGCTAGTTTGTTTGCCCAGATCATATCTTCAAGCTGAACTTCTTCTCCCCTTGCAATACGATCACAAATGAATTCCATCCGAAGACGGTAGTTCGTCGAAAGCATAAGTATAACTCGTACTGGTAATATTTAGACACAAAAAAAGAGGGCCCGAAGGTCCTCTATTGCTTATTGTTAAGTTTGTTTATTTTTTCCCAGGTCCAGACTCCATCGTTCCAGTCTCCGTCCCACGGATCTGGAAATGGATTTCCCAGTCCCTCTTCATCGCTCCTATCGCCCAAGCGTCCGTTAGTTTCTTCGGACCCTCTTTCAACAACTGGATTTGAAATTCCGATAGACCAGCCTTCCTCTCCAAATAATCCCGTCTCCAGGATCTCTGCTTTATTTGCTCGTTGTTCATCTTCTTTGTCCCAGATTTCTCCAATGTATTTGACTTGTTTGTCGATGGATGCCATTTCCATCTCAACTTTGCCATCAATCCAGTGTTTCCTTAACCATTCTATGAAACCAAGGGCAAGATGATTGAATGGGAACTTCTGATTGAATGCCCATCTCTTACCCTTGGTGTACCAGTTATCTTCTCCGCCCCAGTTGTGTTCAAACTTAAAGTTTAAATCCTGCGAAGGAATCTTTTTTGACATCTTGTTTAATACCCCCAATAACATACGACTCGATCTCGGTCTCCTGAGGGGCATTCTGCATCATCTTGGAGTTCAACCAGTGTTGAGTCCAGGGGAGTGGGTTGTTTGACATCGGCGTATCAAAGATTGGTTTGAGACCAATAGATTTCATACGACGGTTAGCAATATACTCTACATAAGATCCCAGTAGTTTGGCGTTCAGACCAATCATGGAACCATCTTTGAAGAGATAGTCAGCCCACATCTTTTCTTCTTCAACAGCAGTCTTAAACATTTCATATACATTCTCTTCCTCTTCCTTCATAATTTCAAGGATAGTAGGATCATCACCATTCGCCCAGTTCTTAAGAATATTCTGGGTGATAACTAGATGCTGACTCTCATCCCTAGCAATTAGAGAGATGATTTTAGATGAACCTTCCATGAGTTTAAGTTCACCGAAAGCAAACGTACAAGCAAAAGAGACGTAGAATCTAATACCCTCAAGGATATTAACATTAACTACTGCACGATAAAGCTTACGCTTTAGTTCCTTCAGACTCTCTTGTGCATAGTAAACTCCTTCTTTTGCATGTTGCCAATCGTTGGTGTTACCATACTGTTGTGCAGCAGCAATGAGTTCGTCATATGCAGCAGTTACAGTCTTTGCACGACTGAGAATCTTTTCGTCGTCAAGAATGGTATCAAATACCTCGGAAGGATCTGAATAAACATTCTTAATTATATATGTATAAGAGCGACTATGAATCATCTCCATAGTCTCCCAGATTGTCATGCAAGCTTCAAGTTCAGGTAGTGAACAGTAAGGGATAAAAGCCATCCCAGGACCACGCCCTTGTACAGAATCGAGCATAATCTGATACTTAAGATTGGATGTAAAGATATGCTTCTGTTCAGGGCGTAGAGTTTGGTAATCTGCACGGTCTTTCTGTAGAGAAACTTCTTCTGGGCGCCAGAAGTATCCAAGTTGTTGTTGAGTTAGTTTATCAAAAACTGGATACTTGTAGGAGTCATATCTTTGGACCCCCAAGGGGGCACCAAAGAACATTGGTTGTTTTTTGTTGTCAACTTTAACTGAGTTGAAAACTGTCATTCCTTCAACGGAAGTCTTGTTTGTCTCTGTGATGAACTCCATTAATTTCTCCTTAGATTTTACAACTTTCGCAGTCTTCTTCTGCTTCCTCTAACTGACCAAGTAATTGACTGAGAACTTGATCTACCTTTGTTTCGTCTAGGTCATCTACATCTTTCTTAGCATCATAGGTGTTCTGGTAATAGGATGTTTTCCAACCATACTTGTAAGTTGTAAGTAGGTCTTGTGCCATGACTTGCATTGGAACTTCATTGTCAGGGTAGTGTTCTGGATTATAACTCCAGTTTCCACTGATTGCCTGGTCAAAGAACTTCTGCATTACAGCAACAAGTTTAACATATCCTTCGTTGGATGGCATGTCCCATAACAAAGTGTAATTGTTCTTCAGCGTTTGATACTGGGGAACAATCTGTTTAAGAGGTCCTTTCTTGGACTTCTTAACGGACAAGTAACCTCTAGGTGGTTCGATTCCATTTGTTTCGTTTGACACAACGGAACTGCTCTCTGAAGGCATCTGTGCGGACAGTGTGCTGTGTCGGAGACCGTGCTCCAAGATAGATGTCCTAAGAGATTCCCAATCATAGAAGTATGCAGGTGCTACGAGTTCATCAACGTCCTTCTTATATGTATCGATCGGGAGAATTCCGTCTGCATACTTCGTGCGATGAAAATATCCACAAGCACCTTTCTCTTTCGCCAACTTATTGGATGACTTTAGAAGATAGTATTGGAATGCTTCTGTGAGTTTGTGAACTTCAGTCAAGGAATAGTCATCACCATATCTTGCACCAATTCTAGC